ATCTGATACCTAAAGCCATATTATTCCACCCTCTTACGTTTTCTGTTATACTTCTCAAGCAGTCCGACAAGAGTCCTGCCCTCTATCCTGAACGTAACCTCTGACGGGCCGTCGTCATTTCCGGAATCAAGCATTCCCTTCAGTTTGCTCAAAGGAGCCACGACCTCCGGATTGTTGGATGCTCCGGAGTATTCTCCCATCAGTCCGAGTGTCGGCCCGGAGATGATACCTCCGTCCGCAAACTTCGGTATGGATGCGAGTGTCGCAACGAGACCAAGTGCTGCAGCTCCGGCCATCACCCATCCTACAACTGGAATGCTTGCACAGGAGGCTGCTGCTCCCGTCGCTGCAACAGCCGTATTTGCTGTGCATAAAGTCACCAGCTGTGGAATCAAGGCTGCGATGGAACTGAGGACATTTGCACCCCAAGACAGCCAGTCTGAAGCATTACCTTCAACAGCCCCGGACATCTGCCCCATCACACTTCCAATTGAACTGATGATCTGTCCGGCTGCTTCACCCTTGGTGGCTGCCGTAGTCATCGTTCCTGTATATTTAGACCAGGACTTAATCGCCTGTTCAATTGCTTCCTTTTCCTCTTCAGTCTGTGCGACAGCGGACATTGCCTGAAGTTCCTGAATCTTCTGCTTGGCTATATCTGCCCCTACCAGCCTTGTCTGAAGGGATATTATAATGTCGCTGTTTACATCTATGTCCGGAAACATATCCGAGACCTCTACCATTGACAACGAGTCCTCGATTGCCTGTTTCTTTGCCCGATAGGCATTGATCGCTCTCTGAATCTCTGCTCTCTCAGTTTCTCCAGCTGTCTGAAGTTTGATCTCAAGAGCCTCAATACATCTTTCATAATCCTGAAGCGATACCGGATTGACCGGAACACTCAAGGCTGCAAGAGTGCTTTCAATGAGATCGATTTCAGACTGGAGTCCGCTGATGGTCTCTTGTATTCCGGCACGATCTTCAGGTGCTGCCTTTCCGAGCATCTCCTGATAATATCTCAAGGAGGCATTCAACTCATCCAAAGTCTTAGGATCTGCACTGATACCTACTGACTTCAAACTATCCTCAATGCTTTCCTTCTTTCTCTTGTATGCGTTGATCGTCTGCTGGATCTGTGCCCTCTCGGACTCTCCGGCTGTCTGCAACTGCCTTTCGTAATACGATATGACTGTTTGAAGATCTGAAAGCGACTCCACAGAGACAGGGAGACTTAATGCCTCCAGTTCTGCGTGTATTACGTTCAACTTCTCCTGCCATAGATTGATATCACCCTGAATGGTAGCCCTCTCTTCGGCAGAAGCAAGGCTGAGTTTGTTTCTCAACTCTTCAAGTTTACTCTCAATCTCCGCAATGCTTCCAGCCATAGGAACACTGGCAGTATTGCCCCCTCCGGAGGCACTTCCGGTTGAGATGCCAACGCCTGACAGAACTTCTGCAGCCTTACGCTGATACTTCTGCGCTACATCAAAGTATGCATCACCAGCCTTTATTTCTGCCTCTGCTGCTTTTTCATATTCGGTTGCACGACTACGTGTCACAGCTGATAAATAACTGTCATAAGCATCCTGATATATCTTTCCCTGAGTTTGAGGATCTCGCAAAGAATTGATCTCATCCGTTGATGTCGCTCCCTGAAACCTCATTCTAATGGCAGAATTTCCGCTTTGCTGTGCGTGGACAATATCCTCATCAGTGGGCTTCATAGCCTCTTCTGCAAGCATCATCTGCTCAATAGCAGCCTTGTACTTCTGAGTGGCAGATTCCATTGCAGCAGCAGCCATCGCCTTATTTTTAAGAGATTGAATAAATGCTGCCTCGTTGTTGATCAGAAGATTCTCGGCATCCCTTACATCATTCACTGCGACACCAAGATCACCAAACTCCTTCTGATTTTCCTCGATAAACTTCTTTTGCTTGGATAGGTTACCCTGAAGGGATTTCCACTCACTCTGCAGCTTTCTGTACGCCACAAGTTGTGCAGATATGCTGTTTGATACGGATGTGCGTATATTCTGCTGCTGTTCTGCCACAGCCTTGGCCTCTGCTTCCTGTGCTTCCTTCTGCTCCTTGTTTTTGCGAATAAGGGCACTTATGGCCGTAACAGCAGCCGTGATCACAACACTGGCTCCAAAGGTTACCGTCGCCAAGAAGGCATTGGCAGCTGCTGTTGACATTCCCAATGATACGGTGAGTCTGTTCTGCGAAGCCCTCCACAGATCAGTGACTTTCCTAACCGTAACTATCCTGAAAGCACTTGTGGCGTGTAGAGTATTAGCAACCTGCTGCAAGCCCATCATAACGGCCATAACAGACTGCATCTTCGTCTGCACCTCCATCAGTCTCTCATTGTCATCAGTAAACATTGAGATAATTCCTGATCCGGCAGAATAAAGGCCCATAAGGCCCTGCATTCCGTTGATTACACCGCCAATCTGAGTTGCTCCGGTAGATAGGGCCTTCTGTTCTGCTCCAGCCTCACGATAGGCTGTTGCCAGTTCCTCCATCTTGACCCTCATCGCCTCATATTCCTCCGTATTCTCTTTTCCCTCAATACGGAGCTGGGCCATATCATTACGGAGTTTCTCTATCTGTCGGCTGATCGTAGCGACAGACAGCCTGTATTCCTCCTGTGCCTGTTTCAAGGCATCAAGAGCCTGCCGTTCTGCTTCCAGTTCAGCAAAGAGGGAATCAGCCTGTTTAGAGTATCTATCCTTCATTCCACTCGTAGGCGCACTATCCCTCTTGGCAGCAAGTTCGGCATACTGCTTCTCCAGCTCTGCGATGATCTTCTTCTGCTGGGTGATCTGACCCTGAAGGTCTGCTGTTCCCCCGGCAAGATCTGCCCGGATGGAATCCAAGGCAGAAGCATAGGCAGATGCCGTTCCGGACATAGCAGCCTCAGCACCTTTCCTGACCTCGTTAAAGGTCGAAACGTTGCGCTGGCCAAATTCCGAGATGGCATCTGCCTGTGATGTGAGTTCTGTGGCAATTGCCCTCAATGCACTTGCAGAAGATCCACCCATAGAGGTAATCTCGGACACGATCTTTGACACAACTGCAGAGACCGAATCACGACCTTGAAAATCTATCTCGTATGTAACCTTCTTTGACATTATTCCCAGAGCTTCACATAATATTCATATCCTTTATCATCTTCCTGTTCTATTGCTTCATCAGGAACTTCTTTGACATTATCCGATGGTAGCGGAAAGACATCGGTCACCTTGAGTTTTTCGCTGTATGGTCTCAGACTTGACCATACTATGAAGCGAGTCTGCTTCCATTCTTCCTCGAGCAAGGCATCCTGTCGCTTCTTCCATTCGGCATATATGCTGTCAAATTGTGTGGGTGTAAGGCTTGAAAAATCTTCCACCGTCAAGCCTATACACCCGACAGCAATTCCTAACAAAACATCAATAGAGACAGGCTCTACTTTTTTTTTGGAGCAGCACCCTCCTGAAAGTCCGACACCTGATCTGCTATATCAAGAAGCAGACGGCTATACTCAAGAGAATGGAAATTGTCCACAAACTCTTCAAAAGTCATCTTGAACTCCCTGCCCGTAACCTTACAGGTATGTTTGACAACCTGATACATATACTTCAGGTTGTTCTCGGTATCTTCCGGAGCCACCTGTGTAATATCAAGTCCTGTTTCTCTCTTGAATGCGAGCATCGCTCCCATTGTCTCCTGATAGGGGTATTCCGTGCCCCCGATGGTAATCTTTATCTGTTTCATATCTCAGTTTTGTTAGTTAATCAAAGCAGCCGGGCGATCCGGCTGCTTATTCAGTGCTACTTATCAACCTTCTGCCGATGCTTCTGATCCACCATCAACTGTAACGGTTTCCACCTTTCCAGTATTCTCAAAAGTTACTGAATAAGTGGTATCGTCATCAGCTGGAGAATCCTCATCAAGCTGGGTGATGATGAACAAACCTGTTCTGTACTTGGTCTGCTCCTCGCCACGATGTGCATACTTCAGGCGGACAGGAGTTCCTGACTCCCAAAGAGCGAGCATCTCGTCATAGCCGAATTCACCCTCCTTGGTGAACTTGAAGCCTTCACTTGTAACCGTTACAGCGAGTTCACTGACACTCGAATCTGACCACTTTCCGTCATTAGAAGCCTCCTTTGTGGCTCTCTTCTTCGTGGTGGCCTTATTGCTGATCTTACAAGATTTCGAGTGGCCAAGCGGAGTTGTGTCTTCGGTAGCGAACAGGATCATATTACTACCGTGAACATATCCTTCCTTTCTCATACTTTCCTAAATTTTGAAATTAGACCTTTGATGAATGTTCCGACAACCGTTCGATTCCAGAGGAACTTAGCCAATATGCTAAGTGCTATCCCCAAAACAATTCCGGCAAACAACCATTTGTGCCATACGGAGGGTGGCTTCTGCGTGACCTCCTCCTGTGCAGCTGCTGCCTCACTTGCCTGAACGGCAGTCTCAAGGTCTGCAACCCGATTATAAGCACCTGTGAGTTCTGCGGATAAGGAATCTATTGTCTGTCGTTGTCGGAAGACCTGACTCTCATAGTACAGGCACTTCCTGCGGATGCTGTCACACGCTCCCTTGATCTTCACATTATCATTATCAACCTTGGTCGCTTCGACAGAAGACCGTCCTTCCTCTGCTCTATAACTTGCACCCTCCGGAAGATCAAGGAGGTTCTGAATCGGTATCGTCATCTGCGACTCCTCGTATGGTATCGCCTCCGATTCCTCCTTGATCACTTTCGTCGAGTCCAGTGTCCTCTCCTGAAGCATTCGCTCCAGTCTTGCGGACTCTGCTCTTACCTGTGAGTCGAGCTGGGATAATCTGATCTCTTCCTGCTTCAGCAGTTCCGCTGTCGTTAAATACTGCTTTTTCGATGCGCACGACACCATCAGAAGTGCGACGAGAAGCAGCGGTATTCCCCTGATTAAATTTCTCATTGTTTGTTGCTTTTAATAGTTTGTTTAACTGATCTACCTTCTTGTTCAATTGATCAATCTTCCGGGCCATTATTTCCTGATTGGCGAGGAGCTGTGCATTGTCAAGTTTAAGCCTTGCATTCTCCTCCTGCGAAATGGTGTATTTGTCAAGTGTCTCTGTGTACTTCTTGGTCAGCAGATCTATTGAATTCTGCAAGTCCGTCAGGAAGTCATTTCTGCGCTTCTTCCGGGTGACCAGCCAAGTCAATAGTGAACTTACGAAACCACTCGGCAGTGCCCAAATCAATAACTCCTTAAGAACTTCCATTTTTCAATTCACTTTCAATTGTTACACAATCCCTGTTTCTTTGAGCCATTTTTGAACGTCAAATGAAGGGCAGTCTTTCGCTGCAAGATCACGATGTCCTACGATGGCCACATCAGGATGCTTCGTATGGAACTTCAAGACATACTTCTTGAGTGCTTCCTTCTGTGCGAGGGTGCGAGTGTCCTTGGGCTTGCCTTTGCTGTCAAGGCCACCTACATACACAATGTGCCGGGATGTGGAATTGTACCCTTTTGCCCCATTGGTAATCTCCCAAGGATCAACATTCGCATCTTCGTTGTTTTCCACCAATCGCTCCACAGACCCATCAAGATGAATCATATCTGTGTATCCGACCTGTTTCCATCCTCTGCCTCTTGGCGCAGGATCAGTATGCCAGTGCCGGATCTCTTCAGAAGTCACCTCTCTACCGGGCTTGGTAGCGGTGCAATGAATCACCAGTCTTAGGAGCTTGGCCATTTAGTCCTCCTTTTTCTTTGGAGACTTCTTGGTAGCCTTCTCTGTGTCTGAAGGAGCCTCATCTGTGTCTGAAGGAGCCTCATCCGTGTCAGAAGTGGCATCACCGGAAGGATCCTCTGTACCGTTCTGAACATCGGCATCCTGCTGCTCGTTCTGAGTCTCAGGATCTCCGTTGTTCTGTCCGGCTGCCGGATCCTCTACTGTTGATCCAGCATCTGTGCCTTCTCCCGGATTACTTCCCTGATCATCTGCCGAAGGATTTTCCTCCTTCGTCCCGTTCTCATCGTCATTGTCAGGATCTTCTTCATCCTTGACAACCTCTGCGAGACCACGATTAACAAGGTCATTTGCTCTTTCGGTTTCCTCTGTATGAAGGATGTCGCCAACCTCATACTTGATTGAGCGGTCATATTTGTCCGCAAATTTCTTAAGCACTATGAGTTTCATATTAACCTCCTTCTTTTAGATTAACCGACTTCTTCTACGGAATTGTCGCAGATGGTGATTGCTTCATCCCAAGCAATCTGAGTATCTGCCTTCAAGAGGATCTTGATGAAGTAGAGTTCACTTGCGTTGGATACTTTCTCCACCTGCACGCAGTCAAAGTCTGATGCAAGATTGACGGCAGCAAAAAGGTTAGACTTCTGCTCATCAAGCGAACAGAGTGTTCCCATAATAACACCATCTGGCCAGCCCTCAAGAGGAACAATCCTGTGACCCTTGAATCTCTCCGGATTCTTCTCAGTAGGTGCAGCACCCTTGTTGACAAGATCTGTGATCTCATCGTCGTAGGCATCAGCATCTGCTGAAGACATCAGGAATACGAACTCAGGCTTGTTTCTGATGACAGACTTTGTCTTGTTCCATACAGCACGAAGTCTCTTGATCTGACTGTTCTCGGTGCATTCAACCTTGACTGTCTTTTCTGCTGCAAGAGCACGAGTAAGAACACCGTCAAAGTACTGACCTTCTGCATCGCCCTTCACACCAGAGATGAACTCAACACCGAGTTCAGAGCCAAGCTGGGTGAGAACTCCATTAACGAGCGTAACCTTTACATCGTCCGGCAACTGCTCAAAAAGAAGATTTCCTGTAGGCTGGTACTTCTTCCAAAAATGCTCGAACAAAGTCGGGTCAAATTCGAGGTAAACCATTGCGTCCTGAGGATGAAGACACCTCTCATCAATATTGAGATCTCCTTTGGAGTTCGCTGATGTAGGATTCTTCTTTCTCTTCTGAAGGACTTTGGTGAGCTGGAGACGTGGAATGGCAAGACCATCCTGAATGCCGACCTTAATACAGATCAGACCCTTCTCAAACAACTCATTTCCGGTGGCAGCCTGAACGAGAATGCTGTCCAGCACTTCGCCAGCATACCTTGTTGTGATAGTTGGATTTGGCATAGTTAAATAGATTTAAGGATTAAACGAGTTTTGCTTTTACCTCGGTAGTTCTTGCGTGCATCTTCTCGGCCAAGGTCTGCTTGCCTTCGCCTCCCTGATGATTGACAACTACCTTCCTTGTAGGCTTGAGCGAAGCGAGGATCTTGCGAGCGGAGTCAGCCTGATCGGACATAAGCATTGCTTCATAAGCAGCACGCTCTGTCTCGTTGATGCGTCCGTCAAGAACAGCATCATTTACGGTGTCCTTGACCTCTTTCTCCAGTGCATCCTTCTTCTCCTTCTCAAAAGCATCTACCTTGGCCTTAAGAGCGTCACGCTCCTGTGCCTTTGCGTGGATCTCAGTAAGACGATCCATAATTGCCGATTCGTCCGCACAATTGCTGAACATCGGCAGTTTCTTGAGTCTTTCTAACATTGGAATTTCATTTTTATGTAAAACATCGGTAATGTAGCAAGCCGTGTACTTCTCACATCTCTGAATATCTGTCAGGCAGTCCTCAAAAGTCACCTTTCTCTGATCGTCAAATATCTCATCGACAAATCCAAGGTCAAGAGCCTCCTGCGCTGTCAGCCAGTGATCAGCACCATCCATATATTTTTCCTTGATTTCATTGACAGGCATTCCTGTACGATTGGCATAGATGTCACACAAGATGTCCTCGATCTGCTGAAGCTGCTCTATGTAACTCTTCAACTCATCTGCATTGCCATATACACCGCCAGTAGGACGATGAAGCATCATCCTCGCATAACGGCCCATCTTGACCTTACGGCCACATCCGGCAATGAATGATGCGGTGCTGGCAGCGATGCAGTCAATGTAGATGGTTATGTTTGCCTTGGCCATACGGATTGCGTTGAAGATCGCAATCCCGGCAGCGACTTCACCACCGATAGAGTTGATGCGGATATCTATGTTCTTATAACTGTTGTCGGCCTCCATAATCTGAGTGACGACATCCTGTGCAGAGACATCGGAATATGTGCCGATCTCACCGTACATCAGTATGCAACAGGTGTCTTTGTCCGGGCCAGCAATGACATTGAATATACTCTTCATTTCGCTTGTTTTTCCGCAAATTTGAGGGAGGTTTTTCCTCTCTGCAAATCGGGAAGTTATAGCGCCCTTCTACAGCGGTATAATGCCCGAAAAAACGGGCACTATACCAGACCGATTTGGTAAGCACCTATTTGTCAGTCAATTTTGCACAAAGCAAATAGATGTATTATGGGAAAAAAGAAATCCAACAGCACGCAAGAGTGGGCAAAGGCAATGTACATAAACGAGAACAGGACTCAGCTGGAGATCGCTGAAGCCTGCGGTGTAACCCGTCAGACCGTCGCCCGGTGGATCAAGCAGGGCAAGTGGGAGGAACACAAGGCATCAATAACGATGTCACGTTCCGAGATCATCAAGAACTTGCAGATGCAGATAATGGACATCAACAAGGCTATTGCCGAAAGACCGGAAATGGAAAGACACGCCTCTCCGTCGGAAATACACGCAATAACCCAGTTGACTGCAGCCATCAGCAAACTTGAGACAGAACTGGGTATCCACGAAATCGTAAATGTAGCACAGGACTTCATCGCCTTCATACGCAATCTTGGAGACCAGGAGGTGATAAAGAAGTTCGTTCCACTGTTCGACCTGTACATTAAATCCAAACTATAATGAAGGAAAAAGACAGAAAGGCCCTAAAAGAATGGGAGGAGATCAAAGCCTCCATACTGAACGCCACTACCATTGATTCCTCTCTCTCACCCTATGAGATAGAGAAGAAGAGGCAGTGGCTTGAAGCACATCCTATCGAATGGATGAAGTACTTTTTCCCTCACTATGCCAAGTGTGAATTCGCAGACTTCCAGCGTAAGGCCATCAAGAGGCTCATAGATAACCCCGAATGGTATGAAGTCCTGTCTTGGAGTAGAGAGCTGGCAAAGAGTACCATCGTTATGATGATCACTCTGTACCTTGTGCTGACCGGACGCAAGAAGATGGTCATACTTGCTGCAGCCACTCAAGATGCAGCCATCAGACTGCTTGCGCCATATAAGATCAATCTCGAAAGCAATCAGAGACTGATTCAATTCTATGGTGAACAGGAGACCTTTGGCGACTGGTCTGAACGCCAGTTCAAACTCAAGTGTGGTGCAGCCTTCTTGGGAATAGGTGCTGGAGATGCTCCACGAGGTGTCCGTAACGAGGCTGTCAGACCCGATCTGATCCTGTTGGATGACTTCGACACTGATGAATCGGTACTCAACCCGGATGTCCTTGACAAAAAGTGGGACTGGTGGGAAAAAGCCCTTTATCCGACACGTTCGGTATCCGTTCCTCTTGAGATCATCTTCTGCGGTAACATTATCGCAGAAGACTGCTGCATCACAAGAGCCGGAGCAAAAGCAAACAATTGGGATGTGGTCAACATCAGGGATGAGAACGGCAGAAGTACTTGGCCGGAAAAGAACTCGGAGGAACAGATTGACACTGTCCTCTCAAAGATAAGCACCAAGGCTGTTCAGGGAGAGTACTTCAACAATCCTATTGTCGAAGGCAAGATCTTCGGGCCTCGCAAGTGGGGCAAGATCCCTAAACTGACAAAGTTCCCTTTCCTGACCATATATGCCGACCCTACGCAGAGTGAAGCCAAGGGAACAGCCAAGAACAAGAAGGGATCAATGAAGGCAATCTATCTCCTTGGAAAGATAGACCGCACGCTGCACGTCATCAAGGGATTCCTTGGAAAGATGACCACCGCAGAGTTCATAACCCACATATTCACCCTGTATGACTATTCACAAAGACAGGGTAATGTTCCAGTCTATATCGTGATCGAGAACAACTCCCTTCAGGATCCTTTCTTCAAACAGGTATTCAAGCCGAAGTTCGCAGAGGAGAATAAGAAACGAAACCTCAGCCTTACCATCAACCCGGATGAAGAGCGAAAGACAGATAAGGCTGTCCGTATTGAAGCCAACCTTGAGCCTTTGAACAGGGAGGGATTACTTGTGCTGAATGAGGCAGAAAAGAATGACCCTAATATGAAGCTGCTGGATGAAGAGTTCACATACTTCACTATGAGTCTGAAATTCCACGCTGACGGAATTGACTGCTGCGAAGGTGGTAACAGATTCATTGATGAGAAGATGGTCAAACTCCGTCCGGGCATAACCGTATCAAGGAAGAGAATGAGCAAACGTAACAAACACAGATTATAATATGTCAAAGTTCATCAATCCGGAGGACTATGAAGCCTCCATCCATCAGGAGATACTTTCAGACCTGATCCGCAACGATCAGGAGATACTGGAGATATGTGAAGACCAAGCCGTAGAAGAGATGAAGGGTTATCTCTCCGGACGGTATGACTGCAGCAAGATCTTCGGTGCTGTCGGGGAGGAACGCCATCCTCTTGTACTGATGATGGTAAAGGATATCGCACTTTATCACATCTTCTCAATCCACAATCCGAGGAATATGTCCGAAATCCGAGTGAACAGGTACGAACGAGCCTGTCAGTGGATGAAGGACGTACAGAAAGGGGTTGTGTCAGTTCCGGATCTTCCGAAACTTGAAACTGAACAGGCTGCTGCCACAAGCCTTGTGCAGATCCGCAGCAACAAAAAACGCATAAACCACATCTGATATGTCAAAGAAGAATACAAAAAAGAAACAGGCTGGCAATGAGAAACTCATTACCACAGGAGGTCGGTTTGGAAGCAACAAGCCGACCATCATACTGACTGCCCCACGCAGAGGTGGGCTCGGAGTGGAAGACTACCTGTCTGCCATCAAGTCCGCAGAGATCATCGACCATCCAAGGCGTGTCAAGCTGCTGGATATGTATCAGGATGTCAAGACCGACAGCCACGTGTTCTCGGTACTTCGTAAGCAGAAGGCAGCCATCCTTTCGACACCTATCGTCTTTATGAGAGACGGAAAGGTTGATGAGAAAATGCAGGAACATATTGATTCCCCTTGGTTCAGCAACTTCATTGAAGACATCATCGACAACGAATGGGAAGGAGCCGGAGGCTCGCTCTTCCAGTTCTTCAGGGAGCCTAACGGGTGGATCAACTACCAACTCATTCCAAGGAAGCACGTTGACCCTATCAACAAGCTCATCCTCCGGGAACAGAGTGCCACCAGCGGAGAGAGCTGGGAAGAGTTCGACAACCTCCTTCATATCGGAAATCCAAGGCGTATCGGCAATATGGCCGTCCTCGCTTTTTGGGTAATCCTCAAGCGCAACAATGTAGGAGACTGGGCAGAACTGGGTGAAATCTTTGGCCGACCTCTCCGTACTGGAGAATATGATGCCTTCGATGATGAGGCAAGAGAGAAACTCATCGAGGATCTTTTTAATATGGGTGGTGCTGGAATCTTCATTCATCCGACAGGAACAAACATCGACTTCAAGGAAGCTGCGAATCTGTCCGGAGGAAGCGACCTGTATGAACGTCTGCACAGCGTCTGCAACAATGAGATCAGCAAGGCTGTAAACGGAAACACTCTGACCACCGAAGCCGGAGATAAGGGCACTCAAGCCCTCGGTACTGTACAGAAAGAAGGAGAAGTGGATCTTGCATTCTTCATCAAGCGCAACATCATAAACATCCTGAACTACGACGTGACGGAGATCTTTGCCAAGATGGGAATCAATACTGAAGGTGGAAAGTTCATCTTCAACCCTCCGAAGCAGAAGGATGACACCAAACGAGTAGGTGTGCTGCGTACCCTGAAGAATGACCTCGGACTGCCAATCTCCCACGAATATCTGTATGAGGAATTCGGTGTGCCAAAACCTGACAATTATGATGAACTCTTGGAGGAGATGAAGGCAAACCGCTCTGCCATCTCCGGCAAGGAAGATGATGAGGACGGAGAGGAAGAAGGAGAGGAAAAGAATACCAAGAATCCAAAGAAGAAGGAGGACAAAAAGAAGGAGGACAGATTCTTCAACCGTTTGGCCAATTTTTTCGGGAGAGCCCCCAGAACAAAGGGGGCGGATTTAGACTGGTAATGACCGACCTCTACAGGAATGAAGCAGATCCTGTGACCACCGGATTCACCTTCGATATGTCCGTCATTGAAAAGGCACTCAAGAACATTCACTCAAGGAAGATTCCGACCAAGGTCGCAATAGACGGAGAGCTGTTCTCGGAAGTCCGTAAAGTTATGTCCTCAGCCATTGATACAGGCGTACAGGCTCCGGACATCCAAAGCGGATTTGCAAGGGAACTCAAGCAGAACGCAGATGTGTTCTCGGCTTTCAAGGTGCATCGTATGGGCCGGGATATGGCTTCGAGGATGCTTGACGAAAACGGAAACCTCAAACCTTTCTCCCAGTTCAAGAAGGACACAGCAGATATCGTTGATCACCACGTCAACCGCTGGCTCCGCACCGAATACGATACCGCTGTCCGGAGAGCGCATAAGGCTTCGGAGATGCGTCAGTTCATTGAGGAGGCAGATGTCTTTCCGAACATCAAATGGCTGCCAAGTACCGCAATCCATCCGAGAGAGTCGCACATCCCGTTCTATCTCCGCATTTGGCCTGTGGATCATCCGTTTTGGGATGAACATAAGCCGGGCGATGAGTGGGGCTGCCAGTGCGACTGGGAAGCAACCGATGAGCCACCTACAGACAACGGCGATCTTGAAGTGGAGGAAGTGAAGCCCTCTCCGGGCCTTGCAGGAAATCCGGCCAAGACCGGGCAGATCTTCTCAGATGATCATCCGTATTTCCCTGCAGAATGTTCGGGCTGTCCGTTCAATACATCACCGCTCAAGATCATAACGAATCAGAAGAAGGACTGCTACAAATGCAAGCAGATCCTCCGGGCAATTTCAGAGGCTGTATTCAAGGCTACACCTAAGCAGCTGGAAGCCTCAAAGAAGAGGGTTGCGGAGTTCAAGGAAAGCATACCTAAAGGACAGATGAAGGCGGTGGAAATCGAGGATAAGATCATCGACAAACTTCATCTTTCAAGACAGGTGGTGAAAGGCTGGTGTTCGCATCCATTCAAGTTCGTGCTTGAAAGGAACAAGGCTATCATCAACCTTCAGAAACTCTTTGAAAAAGCCACATATTATGGCTGGGCTGAAGATGAGACTGTGCTGATCAACGGTGCTATGAAGCCGAAGCATCCGGATACAAGGTACTGGCTGTATTACAAGGTCGTGATCAATGGCGAGGAAGCATACATCTGCATCAAACGACTATACGACGGCAGATATGTGCCTTACTGCTTGGATGACCAGCGGTCTTGGCACGACACTGCTCCGAAAGTGAAACAGGAACTTCCTCCGGAGTCATAAAATGAAAACCACCTCAGAAGATTGCAGGTAACAACCTGGTCTATGAGGTGGCTTTCAAACATCAGTATGATCTGATGTCACCGCAAATATAATGATATTTTTTGAATTACAAACAATACGCCTGTTTTGAAAGTTTGAACGCACTTTGAAAACAGCCTTAAAAACACCGTTCAAATGGCTGATAAGATTGAAGACGATATAAAGAGATTTGTCCGGCAGACGCAGGAACTGGTACAGCGCAGACTGCCTGTGGCCGTTGGCCGTCTTGCAAAGAGCCACTTTCAGGAAAACTTTGTCAAGGGTGGCTTCGTCAATAACGGGATCAATCCTTGGAAGCCAGCCAAGCGACTATCTTCAGGAGGAACAGCTGCGGATTCGCAGTACCCGACACTTCTCTCTTCAAGGAAGCACCTGTATAGTTCCATCGGCTACACTCCGGGGATGGCCAAGGTCACGATATTCAATGATGTCATATATGCACAGATCCACAACGAAGGCGGTACTATCCCTGTCAAAGTAACGCCCAAAATGAGGCGGTTTGCGTGGGCCAAGTATTACCAACTCGCAGGAGAGTCCAAAAGCCCCGGAAAAGGCAAGAAAAGGGGCAAACAGGGCAAGTCTGAAAGCAACACCCCGGAGGAAGCCCTGAAATGGAAGGGATTAGCCCTGACAAAGAAGACAGAACTCAGCATAAACATCCCGAAAAGGCAGTTTATGGGAGATAGTGCTGAACTGGATGTAAAGATCCAAAACTACATTGAAAAGGAAATACTCAAAATATTAAACTCATAAGGATATGGAAGAACTCTATCTCTACATTGCGGAAAGACTGGCAAACGAAGTTCCCGGTCTTGTGACCATTGACGAAGATACAGGACAGCTCATCGAGACCGGAGATCAGTACCCGGTACTCTTTCCCTGTGCCCTGATAAATGTTGCAGACATCCAGTGGGAGTCTGACAAATATGCTTCTGAACAGCGAGGTGACGTAACCGTTACGGTCAAGAACGCCTTTAGTTGCTATGAAGATACACACCTCTCATCACAGCCTTCAAGAGATGGATTCGTCCGGCTGAAGGAGAGGAACAGGATGCATAAGAAGATCTGCAAGGCTCTGCACTGTTACAACTTCGACCAAGACACGATGAGCGAACTCCGCAGACTTTCCACAAGGTGCTACACCCTGTTCGGGAATGTCAAGGTCTATGAATCAACCTTTGCTCTGAAGATCACAGAAGATCTATTTGACGACTAACTTCTTCTGCGCTTTGGTCATCCGGGAAGGCTTGCTTACAGGCTTTGTCTCTTCCAGATGATCAGCCCCGGCTTTGATCTGATCACGAATGATACGCAGGATCCTGTCCTCTGACAGAAAGAACTCCTCTTCTGACAGGATGGTGAGGACATCGTCAAACCTTCGACGCTGGGTTTCCGTCCAATAAAGCCACCTGTTGTAAATGGCTGCGTTTCGTTTGGCTATCAGTTTATTTCGTCCTCTTGACATTCGTTCAGGTATTTACGCAAAAGTAGGGAGAATCGCACGATTCTCCCTACCAACTTGCTAATATTAAGATATTTTAAGTTATTCGGCCATCTTCCGGGCAGTATCCCAATCCGGCTGCATATTCATCAGAAGAATGGCCAGCTGCGGTAGCCCTTCATCCGGGAGGATCTCCGGGCGCAGCACACTGAATACATAGGCAATCTCCTCCTGCAACGCAAGATAGTTCTCGACGGGATTAGTGCCTGTATGGATATCTATCCAATAACTGTCTTTCTCAAACTTTACCATACGCACCTCCTATTGTTCCGTTACGAGTCTGACCTTGGTCGATTCCTTCAGGAGTTTCCGGAACTCTGACATAAACTGGGCTCTCTTCTCCTCGTTCCTTACCTCCATAATGTTTGCATACAACTGAAACAGATCTCCCTCTGTCACAAGATACCTTTTCCTGAAGTCGTTACGCTTTGCCATAGCCGAAGAGGGTGTTTTCAGGTGCAGCACCCAAGACTGGCTGCAGTTCAGTCATCGTCTGTCTCATCCGGAACACTCTTCTTGAGACGGCCAAGAATCGGCATATCTCTTCGCTGGCAAAGAGCAAACGCCCGATCTTGACGAATTGACCCGGATATCGGCTTCTCTTATCGTAAAGCGATCCCACGCTCTTGTACCCCAGCTTTATTGCCATTTCGTGGAAAGGGTACATCCTGCGGTCATTCACTACCTGACACGCCACATCCGGAAGGACAGAATATGCTCCTGTCTTCCGCAGTTCCGGCAGCACCTCAGATGTCACCCATCTGCGGAACACCTTTGCCTCCGGTTTGCGTGATTGGAAAATCAGATGATAGAGTCCGGATTCATTTACAAGAGTCATCCTTTGACGGCCTGAGGGGGTCGGCATTACCGACCCCCTTGATTCATCTTCGTCAAGGCGTGATACCGCATCTTTGTGATTTGCGATGTCGAGAATCGAACAGACATCTTTGGCTACGAAATAAGGAATAGCATCGAGGACGATTGTCCTGATCTGAGTACCGTTGAAAGTGTACTCCATTGGCAGTAAGTTGCCAGCTTCATTCTTTGACTTGAGCATACCAAAAGAATTAAAGTTGTTAATAAAAAAAAGAGCCATCGTGCTGCTCAAGTCATACACCAAAGGCGTACTGGTTACCGTTCCAAACGGCTCACGAAGGCTCTAACTATCTTACATAGTAGCCTCACATTGGTATTGTATAACTTGAGCGAGGGCAAATGTAAGAATAAATTTTCAAAGAACTCAAATCTTTTTGGGAACTACCGCCCCGGTCAAGAAGGCGGTAGTTGCTTATAGGGCTTCCATCTTCTTATGGATATCCGCTATCTCGTCTCGGATCATCTGTGCTATCCGCTCATTAAATCCCTTCGGCAGAGGTACTCTCTTTGAATCTTTCCCGTAGTGTGCTGCCACCTCTGCGTGGCATCCATTTTCCACGAACAGATCCAGTGCTTCCTCCAGTTCCTCTACATCCTTTATGAGACGTTTGATCGTAAAGATGTTTTTAGGATCCATATCATCCGGAAATTATTTTGTCATCCTCCAGCAGTTGCTCCATTCTTTCAACAGCCTTTTCACTGCTTTCAAACTTCTCATAGACCTTCCACGCAGAATCACTAACCCATATCTTGATCCGGTGGTAGTATTCATCCAGTCGCAGGATCTTGAATCCGGCTGCAGCAACCTTATCCTTGAAACTCTTTCCGTCTGCATCAAGCACTTTAGGATCATCTTCCTGCATCTTCTTCAAAGCCTGATCTCTCTGCTTCTTGGTCTTGAACTCATAGGCCTTATCCCACCAGCTCAAGACGGAACTGCCTATGTACTCAACCTTGAACTCTTCGATCACTGGCATTGCCGTACTGGCTTTCAATACCTTAAATCCGGCTTTCACAACCTTTTCAAAATTCTCCATATCTCACCCTCCTTTTTTAAAGGCCGTAGCCCTCTGCCATTACTTGCAAATCTCCTGCGAGTTCGCTGAGGATATCCCTCTGTTCTTCTTCAGGCAGATCCTTGATCTGCTCAAGAATATAATCTCTCAATGTTTCTAACATAACTTCAGAATTTGAATCCATTACTCTATATCCATCTTCGACAGAGACAGCGGAACGGTATGTTTCTCTCCGTTGTCATCCCTATATGAGAGGGATATGAACTGGCTGGTCTCCTGTGGCCTGTATGAGTCCTTGATGATCTTGACACCTTCGATGAATAGTGGATCACCGAACTCATTTGCGTGCTTCTCCAGCTGGACGATTGAGGAGAGTTTCAGGTTGCCTTTCTTATCCTTGGCAAGAAGTTCCATAATGATCTTGTTCTGCTTTGCACCGTCCTCATCCTTGGCAAGAGACTTCATATATTCCTTGATCTTGGCGATTCCGGCATCTGCATCGTCCGACCATCCGTCCACTGTACGATAGCCCATTGAGAGGGTGATCTTGCCGTCAGAGGTTGTGAAGGTATTGCTGTGACGATCCAGTTTAGTCTCGTACAGGGCTTCCTTGATGTCAACGATTGCATCCTTTTCCTTGAAGATGGTGTTCTTGGCATCCTTCAACTGCTCGCTCAGTGGCAGAAGCATTGCGAAAACCCGTCTTACGAAGTCATCAACGGTATCCTTGTAGGCGTTGATATCATCTTCTCGTTTCTGTTTCTCGGCACGATCCTGAGCCTCAAGCTGGGCCATTAAGTTTGCCCTTTCTGCTGGTGATAAATTAGAGATGTCCATATTATTGGAAATTGATTCTTTTGACCTTGATGTTTTTTGAAGTCATCACATTGACTGTTCTCATTATGCCTACCGTCCTCTTTCTCAAATGCACCGTTATCAGTGCTTCAGAGAAGTCGGTCTCAGGGATGTTCTCTTCCATAATCAGATGCTGGAGTGCATCCTGAATGGCCAAATTCCCTATGAACTGCCTTGTGTAATGCTCATTGCAGGGATTAAGCAGCACCCCCTGAACGGTGTACGTATTCCTTGGGAATCGTACCTTGACCTTTGTGTAATAAATTGTTTTCCCCATACTTCTTATATTTAAAGTCGTAGGTTGTTCAGACTCGAACTGAAACAGGATCTTCCTGTGCTATGCCGGATCTCTCCAGCCCTGCCAACCCCCAAGAGTTTTCCGGTATCAGCGCCCATCTCCGATCTTGGAAAGCCTCTCTACTCAATATTAACTAATCAAACATTTTTATGACATCTATTTTCCGGGCGTTGTGAGTGGCCGAGGACTCGAACCTCTAAGTGCGTTTTGGCTTGCAACCTGTGGATAAAACGCTTGTAATATGCCTGTCGCCACCCATCTTCTCTGTTATCTTACCATAGGCTCACCTCCTTTCTTTTAAGCCGTTTATAATCCTATAGTGTGTTTACGTATTCCCTGAGTTTCTCCTGATAAATCTCCCTCTCCTCATCTTCAACACGCCTTAAATCTTCATACAAATCTTTATCAAAGATTGCATCAATTGCACTCTGACAAAGTCGCTGCAATTTGTTCGGCTCGACTGCATCAAGTTCCACCTGTCCGAGTCCGTTCCACTTTGCCGATCTGCTGTCTCCATCCTTGACCGGAGCCGGAGGAAGATTCCAAGCAAGCACCTGACTTTCCATTAATGCGACTCTGCGAACTTCGACATTGGTGCATCCAAGATTCCAAAGGTTTTCCTTGATCGCTCTCGGAATATCCTCTCCGGATGGATCGTAATCGCCAAAGTATAGGATGATCGGTTTCTTTCCCTCTGATTCGGCCTCAATGAATCGCTGTGCTGCTTGATGAAGGAATGTCAAGGACGGATAACCTTTGCAAGCACCAAGGGCAATCCTGTTCCTTGAACATATCGGCTGGAACACTCCCTGCAGAGCCTTTTTCTCAATGAAGATCTCAGGGTAATACTCCTGATTCTCCCATCTGTTCTTGTAGTAGTATTCCATCCAGTCGTTAATGGATCCTTTTGCCTCTTCAATGGAAGCCTGAAGATCTGTTGTTTTCCATCGGGTCTCTCCGACCATAGATCTATCAAGATCCGAGAATGTATCAAAGTCAACAAGCCCTTCCCATCTTGCATCAATCATAGCATTGACCACTCTCTTATAGTGACGGAGGCTGTTTGTCATTCCGATGGAGACCAACTGGTAGTGCAATCCTCTCAATGTCAGGATGCCTTTTGCGTAACGCGACACGATGTCAAGCGAGTTCTCAGTTATCCACTGCTTTGTGAAAATATCCTTTGCCATATTAACTTGGTAATTGATTAGGGTTTATAAAAATCGGTATTGTCCTCAGTGGCTTTGGCTGTTCAGTCCGCTTCTTCCTCAGTATTGCTTCCAGTTTCGGTATGAGTTTCCTCAGTTCCTCAAGGGTCAGGAGCCCGAACGGCTTTCCGGCTATCTTGGGGCTGAGGCAGTAGTTGTTAACGGCTACCATACAATCGTCTGAAGTATCTACTCCAAGTTTCTGTAGTCGCTTGAGTACTCCTGATCTCAAGTACCGCAGTTCCGATCTGAACTCTTCTTTGCTCATCCCGGCTGGTCTGCCGGACTGGAGGCAGTCACACATCTCTTCGTACTCATCCTCGGTCATTTCCCGGAGGGAGTCTGTACGGCCATCAGTAAACTGGCTGACCAAGGTCTCTTTGTGCTGGCTCAGGTCTATGTGCTTCTCTTTAGCAATGGCATAGAATCTTGTAAATGTTCTTTTCTTTTTCATATCCAACCGTACCATTTCCAGAACGCCTTTTGAACATCATACCAGTAGTCTGCACCCTCATCTGTAATGCACCACTTGAAGGCATCCATTATTGTTTCCACTCCGTGATTGCCGGACATTATTCCTTCAACGAATTTCAGATCATAGAAGTGCTGCTTTCTGCAATGATCGTAGAACTTATCAAACCACTTCTGTTTTTTAAGCCACTTTTCTATCTCACCCGGTGTTCTCATTTCCTCTTCTTATTTGATTGTTTCCGGCCTTCCCAGTACTTCTCCGCACCCTCTTTCCATATTGTGAATTCTCCTGTCTCCCCGAAGGATCTGCCCTTTGTTATAGCCTTGTAGCCTTCGATCCATATCTTCTGATCTGCAGCATACATTATCTCTTTGGCTGCTGCCTTGTAGGGCTGTTTGCCTTCGGCTTGGGAGATGAAGATCAGCATCTTGTTTTTGTGCTTTTCCCGGAAAGCCTGATATTTACTAAAGTTGATTCTTGTATATTGAACGGAGTCCACGATGGCCACATCAGCAGATCGCTTCTGAGACAATTTGGCATCCAGTTGCTCCAAGGTCATCTGATCATCTATCTGAAACTTGTTGCCACATTCAGCAAGACCGTGACGACGGATCTTCTGCTGCATTGTGTATCCTGCGCCTTCCTCCTTGGATAAGAACAGGACTTTCAGCCCGGCATCAAGGCATAGGCTTTTGATGAGCTGGAGGACAAAGGAGGTCTTTCCGTTTCCTGAGTTTCCCCAAATGAAGACTGTAGCAGACTTCTCGATCTCACCGATGCAAGCCACAAGTTCATCACTCAAACGAATGACCTTGAATGTCTTTTTCAGAACTGTGTTTCCTGATTGTGTCCTTCCCATTGAGACTCCTTTATAGTTTTGATGTAATTGCTATTCTCTTCATCTTGTGGATGGCCTTCTTAACCCGTCGCATATCGAACTCCACCATATCCGTATCCTTCTTTTTACCCATATTTGATCTTGAGTATATTGAATCTTTGATCACAGCACTGATATGTTCCTCATCAGTCAGACCGTTCGTCCGGCAGATCGCATTGACTTCGTGGCTGGAGATAGAGGTAATCGGTACGAACTTCCTGCAGAACCGTGAGTGCAGTTCGTCATATCCCTTTTTGTCGAGCCTCAGCCCTCGTTCCATTCTCCTGATGATGTATGGTGTGGAGAGGAAGACAATACCGCACTTATCCTCAAGGGCGTTGTAAAGAGTGATGAAGTAATACATTACAGAGTCGGTCAGTTTGTCGCCTTCATCAAAGATCAGAAGAGGTCTTTCCCTTGTGATGAGTTCTGCCGAGATGGCGTATAGGATCTCTCTCACCTTCAAACCCTCTGTCCTGATTCCGATGACCGTTGCAAGATCCCTGACAAAATCCGACTTGTGCATATCTTCCGAGCAAGGCAGATAAAACACATTCTTATGGCTCTGTGCATATATCTTTGCTGCTGTGGTCTTGCCGATCCCGGCAGAGCCAACCAGCCAAGATACATTCTGATATTGCTGGGCATCATTAAGCAGAGTCTCGACATCCTTGAACGCTGCGGTTGAGCATATTGTCCAGTCCTCAGTTTTGGCTGAGTCTATGTGCGACATTATGGCGTTGAACATCGTGTCGCTGATGCTGTCAAACTTGCCGTTAATGATCGAATTGATCGTTCCGATGCTGGCTACTCCCTTGAGGGAAGTCGCAGCCTTTGACTGGCTCGGATACTTAGATACATACTGGATGAGCCTGTCTCTGATCTCCAGCTTTCTTTCGTGTGTCATTTGGTGTCCCATAATATTGTGTTTTATTAGTGTTAGAGTCTGTTAAGTATTGACAATGGATCATAGTCGGCATTGCTGGTCGCCTTGGTATATTCCCCGATGGCAATTGGCTCAGATTCTTCCGGAATGATCACCGCTATATTGTCAGCGAGTCTTTCAAATTCCTTTTCAGATATACCCTTAAGCCTTGGAGTCCGGAGTCCGAGCTGTTCAGGAGCAACACCGTGTTCAATCTCCAGCTGGCTGTTCTCGATCTGCCTTCGTACCCTTTCGGTCTTGATGGATTCATCGTTCATTCTCAGGAATGCTGCCTCTCCTTCCCTCTGCTCCTGAATGTTCCTGTGTACTGTTGTGTAAGGGTAGGC